GCTTAATGGGAGAAGCAGGTCCTGAAGCTATTATGCCACTAAAGCGTGACGGTCAGGGTAACTTAGGTGTTAGAGCCTCTAATAATAGTGGACAAACTAGTGTTGTAGTTAATAACTATAGCTCTTCACAAGCCACTACTAAGGAAACTGTCGACTCTCGCGGAAATCGTAAGATTGAAGTGGTTATCGGCGAAATGGTTGCTCAGGAAGTCGGTCGTACTGGTAGTTCTATGCAACAAGCTATGGTAAGTAACTTTAATACCAAACCAGCTGTAGTAAGGAGATAATTTATGGCAGTTTTAACTTGGCCAGCAACATTACCACAGGTTCCTCAAAAAGGTTTTCAGGAATCTGTTGGTATAAATATTATTCGTTCACAAACGGATGCAGGTCCAGCTAAACAACGCCGTAGAGCTAGTAGACCTAACGATATGGATCTGAGTTTTATTATGACAACAGAACAAACTCAGTCTTTAGAAGATTTTATTAAAACCGACTTAAGCGGGGTGAGTAGATTTAAATTTAAACACCCTCGCTTAGGTACTACAATAGATGTTCGTATTGTTCCACAAAGCGGAGGAGAGTTCTTCCGCCTTACCTATCTAGCTCCAGGCTACTGGACAACATCACTAAAATTTGAAATATTGCCATGAGCAGATTAAGTACACTATCCCCTTCAGCCATAAAAGCAATGTTTTCATCAGAAACTGATGAAGCGTTAATAATGCTTTTAACAATATATGATCCAACTCAAAGCGAAGAAAATGCCGTAAGATTAGCGGATAACTTTACAGGCCGACTAGAAAGCCTTACTACCGATCAGGAGATTGTATACGGGGTTACTAGTCGTACTAAAGAATTTCCATTCTTACCTATGCAAATTACTTTACCTAACGAACAGGATACTGGCGTAGGTCAATGCTCGATTGTACTTAATTATGCTTCACCTGATGCTATTACATTGATTAGGGCACATTTAACAGGTCCCACAAAAGTATTATTAGAACTAGTACTTAGTGGTTCACCGGACACTGTAGAAGCCAGTTTTCCGGGATTCTATATTACCAGCGCAACCTATAATGCGGAATCTATTACTCTTGAGCTAAGTATGATTAGTCTTAGCCGAGAGCCTTTTCCTAGTTATAACTTTACGCCAGGTTACTTTCCAGGACTATTCTAATGGCATATGAAAAATATATTGGTATACCTTACGTTACAAATGGTAGAACCGAAGAAGGTGTAGATTGCTGGGGATTAGTTCGCCTGTTTTATAGAGACGAACTAAATATTGATTTACCTAGCTACGATACTGCGTACTACGGCCCCAGTGATGACGAACGTATTGCATCATTAATGGATCTGCATAAAGGTGATTGGTCTAAACAAGATAATCCAAAGGTTGGCGATGTATGTGTATTTAATATCTTAGGTGAACCTTGTCACGTAGGCATATACATAGGCAACAATAAGTTTTTACATTCCAGAGAAAATCGTGACTCGGTTATTGAATCGCTTGATAATGTTAAGTGGAAAAATAGACTAGAAGGTATTTATGCGCCTGGCGTTAAACAACAGATAACAACTGTTGGTATGCCACACCCTTTAAAGACAACAGTTTTTAAAGACTGGACAGTAGCGGGCACATCCGCAAGAGATTTCGTAAACTTTGTAAAAGAAAAATACAAGGTCAGTGATAGGCTATCTAGCAGATTAGTCTTAATGGTAGATGGCGAAGTAATTCCTATGGAAGCCTGGGATACTACCATTTTACAGCATGGACAAACCGTAGCATATCGTTCCGTACCAGAAGGTAAAGATTCTTTACGTATGGTACTAACACTAGTAGTTATTGTAGCTGCTGTGTGGATTGCTGGGCCAGAAGGCTTTAATCTAGGAGCGCAGCTTGGCTCTGCCATGGGTATCGGCACAACAGCCGGTACAGCACTTGCAACTGCTGGCCTAACCATGGCCGGTATGGCGCTTATCAATGCTATCCTGCCAATTAGACCGCCAAACGATCCTGGCACTCCTCTTGGAGTTAGCTTATTTACAGGAGCTAGCAACCAGTCCAATAAGTTCGGTTCAATCCCAGTCGTATTAGGTAAAGTTCGTATGACTGGTATGTTGGGTGCAACAACCTATGTTGAAACACTAACTGATACTAGCTTATTAAACTTACTAATAGTTTGGGGATTCGGCCCCCTAGATATATCTGATATTTGTGTAGGTACTAATCCTATAGTAAACTACTACACTGGGTTCCCACAAGAAGTGCCTCGCCCAGCTATTTTATATGGATATGACGCAGAAGATACTGCCTCTTTCGACAAGCTATACGCTCAAGACGTAGAGCAACAATTTAAGCAAATAGAATTAGTAAACAACGAGTCAGATGGAAACCCTTCGTCTATTATATCGTTTGTTCAACAAAGTACTTCTGTGGATGTTACATTTACATTCCCAGAAGGTATGCGCCAATTAGTGGTTAAAGGGGATAATGCTGGTAATGTAAACCCTGCTACTGCTGGCGTTGAAATTAAACTAGGTACTGTTGATAATAACAATAATATTACTTGGTTAGATAGTACAGCCCCATATTCTGTAGGTAATTACTCTAGCCCTACACCAAGTTCAAACGCATACACAAACGTATTACAGCCAGCATATTTTACTACTAGCGGCTTGGATGGTGAAGCTAATACAACAGCTTTGTATAGATATAGTACTTATGCGATGGTACCTGGTGGAGGCATTAGCAGATTCGATGGTACGGCTACAGATGTTTTCGGTCGAGATCCTAGCCAATGGTTGCTTAATATTTACAAAGGCGGAAGCTACGCTAATTTAATCGGTTCTGATACTACTTATTCAGCAATACCAAAGCTGCCACCAAGCTATATTAAATTACATACGGTATGTATTTTTGGAGGTACTGGTGTTTATGATGTACAATCTCACCTAGGCAACTATCCAGGAGTTCAAGGTTTAACACTTACTAGTGAAAGTATCCTTACACCTAGCATTGATGGTGATGGATTTACTACTCTGCAAAATACTGGCACAGTTCAGATAAAAATTGCTGCTGGTCGAGTATATCAAGATACCCAAGTTGCGGCTGTGCCTGGACAAGAACAAACTATATTTACGTCAGCTTCGTTTCCAAGTACTGTGCGAGTTGGTAATTTAGGTTGCCAATTCTTAAAGGATTACGGTATTTGGGGAGCTAATAATGATCCGCTAAACTTAGATGTAGTTACTAATGTTACATTCCCTCAATCTGGATACTACTCTATTGAAGCTAGTGCTGATGATGAAGGCGGTGTATATATCAACGGATATAAAGTATTGGACATTCCAAGACCCGGATATAATGCAACAGTTAAAGCACTACAGTATTTAGCCGCTGGAACTTATCCAGTTCGTTTAAAGGGTCTAAACAGTGGCGGTGGTGGAAAAGCAGCAGCATGTAAAATTACTTTTACCGCTAACTCAGGCCTTAATACTCCAGCAACACCTTATACAGAACTAGTATTTGGCTCACAAGGTTTCTTCTATAAGCGTAAAGATGCATTTAACTTCGTTTATAGAATTATGGGCCTAGAGCGTAAGCGTTATGCCGTTCAAGTGCGTCGTACTAACTCAGACGTAGTAGAGCCAAGTAGTGATCTAAGAAATTACCATAAAGTAATATTCTATAGTGCAACGTGTTATGATAATACTAAGCCTATGGTTAATCCTCCGGGATGTCATTTAGCAAGAACAGCTATACGCGTACCAAGCACTAACAAAGCCAACGGTAATATCGAAGGTGTAAATGCGCTAGTTCAGACTATTGCGCTAGATTGGGATTCATCTGTTCAGAAGTGGATTACTCGTCAAACTAATAATCCTGCTAGTTTATTCTTATATGTATTAACACATCCAGCTAATGCTTTTAAAGTAGATAAAAATAATATTGGTGCCGAAGTTGACCTTCCTACTCTACAAGAGTGGCATGAGTATTGTAATAACTCTACCGTTAAATTAACATATAACGATGTTGTAACTAGTACTAAGAGCGTAATGGATGTTCTTAGAGATATTTGTGCAGCAGGTAAAGCTAGTCCAACGTATGTAAATGGTAAGTGGTCAGTTGTGGTTGATAAACCACGTACTCACACAGTACAGTTCTTTACTCAGCACAATAGCTGGGGATTCGAATCTACTAAGATACTCCCTAAGCTACCAGATGCTTTTAGAATTTCTATAGCAAACGAAGCTAAGGCATATCAGCCGGATGAAATATTAGTTTACAATTATGGATTTAATGCCGATGGTAGCAATGGTAAAAAAGCTGCGGTTTTATTTGAATCGCTGTCTTTACCTGGCGTTACTAACAGAGAGCAAGCTATTCACTTAGCGCAATGGCATTTTGCACAGTTAAAACTAAGACCAGAACTATATACTATTAATACTGATTTTGAGTACTTAGTGTGCAGTAGAGGTGATTTGGTAAAAGTAACACACGCTGTAGCTCAATGGGGGCTAGGTAGTGGTCGCATTGGTGCTGTAGAAAATGGTAGCATTAGTTTACATTTAACAGAAGATATGTACCTAGAAGTTGGAAAAACTTATAGAATACTTATCAGAACAAATAATATTGCTAACAACTCAGTAGTAACAGTTACAAAAACTTTGGCAGCTGTAGCTGAATCTGGCTGGTATAATAATGTAGAATTAACTGCTCCAGTACAATCTAGTGATGGTATTGAAGTAGATAACCTATTTATGTTAGGTGAACTTGGTAAAGAAACACAAGAACTTATTGTGATCGGTATAGAGCCAAGCGCCAATGGAGGGGCAAGATTAACTTTAGTTGATTATTCTCCAGAAATTTATACTGCCAACTTATCAGAGTTATTAGTATTTAACCCTAATATTACAGCTCAAAGCAATTATTTAGTACAAAATACTATTACAGCAGCACCTGTTATTAGTAGCGTAACTAGTGATAGCGCCCTTAGTGAAGAAATCTCTACTGGCACTTATCAGAATATATTGATTATTGGTTTCTCAAACCAAAATAATCTAACTAGAAATGCTGAAAAAATACAGGTTCAGTTAGTGACCGGAGATTCTGAGTTCCAGGATGCTAGCCCAGGTAATAGCTACTTTATTTTAAAAGAACTAGCAAGTCTAACTGTAAGCGGATTACAAACAGGTCGTCCATATAAAATTAGAGCTAGATATACAAACGCTTCAGGTTCTATGGTAGGTCCTTGGTGTGATATATTCTATACAACTAATACTGGTAAGTCACAAAATACTTACACAGTAGCTACACTTGTATTAGACCTAGAAGGTACATATATTACCGCTATACCTACAGTAACTAGCAATAAACCTGCAAACTTTAAAACGTACGAATATAGGCTATATAAAGATACTGGTACAGAGGACTTCTGGGAATTAGATCCCGCAACTAATAATATTTTAGTTGTTCAAAGTATCGGTATGGGAAGATTAAGTCTGTTAGATATGCCGCATCCTAGACTTTCTACGGAGGGCATTACCTATAGAGTTGCTTGCCGCGCTTTAGATAATACTAATAACTATAGTGCAGAAAGCGCACTAGGAACAATAGTCCTAAAGACTATTCAATAAAGGAAACTCATGGCAGCCAATTTATATCCGGGCATAAAGTCCTTACATTTGCTGTTAGACACTCCATACGATACAATCAGAACCAGCGATATCAGAGATGATATCGCTGGCGTTAAAGTATGGGTATCTACTACATCGGGCTTTAACCCTCAGAACGGTGAAGGTACTTTAGCTTTTGACGGCCTAAGTTTATCCATTACATTAGCAGACTTAGAGACTAATACTACGTACTATGTTAAATACGCATTTATTAGTGCTATTGAGCCAGAAGTATTTACAGTATCTTCAGAACTATCCGCAACGGTATATGATGAAAATACTAGCGTATACGGCCACTTAACAAACGACCCTACGCAGGTTCAAACTGATGCTAATGGTGACGGAGGAAACTTTGCGCTAACTGCTGGTGTTTTCCAAGTATTTGATTACAGTCAGGAAG